TTACGCAATTAATTTCATTCTCCAAAATATTTTGAGGAAAAAGCACAAAAAAAGAGGGAACCCCTTTGGATCCCCTCCTTTGCTTAAACAACAAACGAAAATCTGATGCAATAACCTGCCGACGAATATACCCCTATTTCTGAGAACTCCCAAAATAATAATTCACCACCTGCCCCACGAGCGTACCCTCTGCGAACCCGAGGATATGGAAGAAGATTTCTTTATCCTCCACGCCGTTCTTCGCCCAAATAACGAGAGCTATCCCGATGAGCATAGCAGAGACCCCCACGAACATTTGCATATAATCTCGTTTCCCGAGTGCCTTCGTTACTTCTACCTCTCTGTTTCGTGCGCTTGCGCGATCGGCGTTCTCCAGCTCTTGAAGCATGAACCGCGCTTCTTCTTTCTCCGCTTCCGATTCGGTGGTCTTGTCAATTAAAACCCCGAGGGCTTTCAACACTTCTCCCCCTGGCACGAGTTCCCCAATCGCTTCGAGTACGTCGGGGCTTTTGTCCCTGAACCATTTCCCGAGCTTCGTTTCTTTCAATTTCATTTGTACATCTTTGATATTCGTTCGTCAATTCCGTAATCTAAGAGCACGCGCTTCCCGTGCCGTTCGCCCCAATTTTCCACGCGGTGTAAATCGCAGTTCTCGATTTTCATCGCTGGAATCATATCCTTCATTTTGCGGATGAGGTGCGGGGGGACGTAATATGTAGGGCGTACCTTTTCCATACATACGAAGCCACCCAACGACCACAATAAAGGAGCAAGTAACCCGCTTTCTTTGTGCGCTTCCCATATCTTTCGCTCATTGATTCCTTGCAACCAGCCGCGCCGGTCGAGAGGGATTTTAAACGCTTTCCTTCTCGTAATAATTACGAGGCGCGTAGATACCTTAATCATAGTTCCATCAATACATTAAAGGCGGTATGCCCGCCAATTACCACGCCGCAACCGATAGCTTGCTTTTTGAAGTGCTTCGCGTATGCGGCGGCGTAGCTGTTGCGATCGACGCCCGCGCCGACTTGCATCCCGAAGAGCTTGAAGTTATTCCCGACCATCCATTCAACGTACGCCTGCGTATGAATATGGCCTTGAACGGTTGACTGGAAGTCGTTCTTCGCTTTCGTTCGTGCCGTACCTCCTTCGCCGTGGACGTATTGCACGCCGTCGTATTCAATCCTTTCAACCCAATTCCACGAAGTACCCAAAACTTCGTTATAATCCTTTATCCATTCCCGAGGGACGGAAGAAGAGAACGCCTTTCGCATGATGAGGCGATCGTGATTCCCGATAATTACGTCAGCTACCGGGAAGGCTTCCGCCCAATCCGCTACGTGTTGAATCGCTTGTTTGAGTTCGTACCCTCCGCTCATACCGTTTGGGTCGGTCTCGTGATAGCTGGAGTAATGGTTATCGATGATGTCCCCGATAAAAATTACTTGGTTACAATAGTGAGCTTCATAGGTTTCTAAACAAAAGTCGAGATACCCGTCGAGTTCAAAGGGGCAGTGTAAATCCCCTATGACAAGGATTCTCCGCTCTTTCTTCTGAAGGTGTTTAACCGCCTTAAATTGGCGCGGAGTGAGTCGAGGGCGAGGCATTTAGTAAACCCAAATTCGGTGTTGAGGCTTGTTTAAATCGAGATCCACATGAAGGAACGCCGGAGCGACCCCTATTCGATTGAAACCCACTTCGGCGAGGGCTTCCATAATGATATAACGAGAACGGGAGTCGGTGCAGTAGATGTCGGCGGCAAGCCCTAAGAGGTGCGAAGAATTCCGCGAAGCCGGGTATCCTTGTTCAATCAAGTGTTGATTGTATTCCACCGTACGAAACCCCCCGCCTTTGGAGATAACGAACGGAATCCCCGCACAATCTCTCGCTTCGTCCAACATCGAAAGGAAGTCGGGATCCATCATCTTACCGCTTCGCGGCTTGTCGGGAGAATCGAATTCGTCAAAAGTGAAGTACCTCATCGCTTCGCGAGCATCAATTCGATTTTATGCACGGCCTCAATTACTTCCTTCATCATTTGCTTCAATTCGTCCTTGTCGGATTCTACGCGGATAATACGCCCCTTCAATTTCTCAAGTTCACGGTTGAGGTTTACCCATACGGCTACGATCGCCAGAAGGCTTGGAAGTATCGTTACTACGATTTCGGTCGAGTTCATCGAGGAATTTTTTCAATAGGGTTATATTCTCTTTTCTGTTTTTCCTCATCCAAAGAAGGCTCTTAAATCGACGAGGCGCGGGTATCGGCTATTGCCGGAGATGCTCATCCCGCTCTGGTAATAGTCCGCCGGTTGTGGCAACATATCCGCCCCTGTATTCGAAGTGTATTCAGGGAACAAAGACGAGTTGTTACAGAGGTAATCGTACAGGCGGAAGGTATAGAACTGCGCATTTTGGCGGGCGCGTTCTACCTCTCGATGAAGGTCGGCTTGAGATATTGAAGTAGTATCTTCTGAGGTGCGAATAACGAGCGACCCGTTATCCATCTTCACATAAAGCGAAGGGATGAGCTCGACCATAGTCCACCAAAGGCAAGCCTTCCGGACGTATGAATCCATAAGCGTAGCGTAATCGCCTGCGAGCGTACCCCCGGAAACGTCGCTCTTCAACTTGTTGAGGAGGTCAGTCCCCAAATAAAGCTGAAGGTACTTGTCTTGGGCGAGGATAATCGAAGGGACGAGGTAAGCGTCTTCTATACTTCCGTTTATGTTGGTGATCCGCTTGATATAGTCCGGATTCACAAAGAGTACTTCTGCGGTAAGTGCCATTTATCGGGGGGTTGTCCAGTTTTTAGGTTCGAGGAATCCCCTGTTTTTCATGTCGCGGGGACGCTTTGCGACTTCCGACTCGTTGCGTTCGATAGGGTCGAGACCCGCCTCTCTCAATAACTTTCGAGCTTCGCTGATGGAAACTCGTTTGTTATCCTTTTGTAAGAAGGTTCGACGCTCCCAAAAATGCTGACACGATCCGCCTCCTTTGTAAAGCCAAATGGAATACCGTGCTGCGCCATTTGCACCCCAACCAGGGTTAGCACCCGAAGCGGCTTCAATATCTTCTTTCTTCCAAACGCGGTTTCCAGCCCCTACCATCATTTGACAAAAGTCGCGGCTTTCGCTGTCAGGAGTTCCCGTTACCTTGGGCATATAAGCGTAACGAACTTTTATGATTTCGTTGTCTTGTTCCGAGTCGATACCCGGCTCGAAATCAATAACCGAAGCGAATTTCCAAATCGCGTCTTGTTCGCCTTCTTTCTCGTAGTCTACTTTCCTTGCGTCAATGAGTTCCCACTCTTCCTCGTTCACTTCTTCCGAGCATTCCATCAAATGGTTAAAAGCGTCCGAAAAATCAATTTCTTCGCTCGATAAGGTAACCAACTGCGAAGAGAGTCCCGAAGCGTTTAAGAGCGTCTTCACGGCTTCGGTAACTACTTGCCGCGCCGGGGCGATAACGTTTCTCTCAAAGAGTTCTGAAGCCTCCTCCAATTCGCCTCCGCCGCCCAACTTACCCGGTACAGCTACCCCGAACATCTGAGGCGACGTAACGCGGTGGCCGACCATAATCTTCGCCGTAACTTCTTCCGAAAGGAACTGGTATTGGTTATGTGCGTCGGAAAGTTGAAACGGCTCGAAGTCGGGCTTTCGGTCGGGATCATCGGAATACGTGACGATGAACTTCCCCGCGTTGCTTGCCCCGCTTAACTGCCTCTCTATATCCATTCGAATACGATTCCTTTCTTCTTCCGGTGGGATACCGTTTTTAAAGTGAATCGAGAACGAAGGACTCATGCCGTTCTTAATGTTGTTGATATGATAAACGGAGATTTCTTTGTCCAGCTCGATATAGTTGATTGAACCCACGTAATCCGGTTTCGGGTAATAAAACGAACCCGGAGAAAAGGGCTTCACGTATAGGATTTGTGTAGGATGGTCAATCTTCTTTTCAATATCAAACGCGCATATTTCGATGGGTTCCTCTCGCTTGTCTTCCCAATCCTTCGAATAATAATAATATTCGACTTTCTCCTCTTCGTTTACGAATCCCGAACGGATATTTTCAAAGGGCAAATGCGAGACGTTGGCGATCGTCGTCCGGTCAATACTCCAGTTAATTTCGAGGGCGAAGCCGCCTTGTATCTTAAAATCGAGACACGCCTTCCGGAGTTCGTCGTTCAAATTCCATTGGTCGAAGGCGAGCCGCCCTTCGAGGTCGGAAGCATCGAAACCCTCCCCGAAAATCATCATGGCGATAGTCGTCGATAGGGCGTTATGCGTAGCCGAAGAATGAAAGAGATCTACGAGGTATTGCGGGAAGAGATTGTCATCCCCGTAATTCACGAAGCCCCCTCGGTTTGGGGTTTCGCGGTAACTCCTCTCTTCGTATTTATTGAGCTGAATAAATTCCATTACTGATAATAGATGATGTTATCGGGGATTGTAATCTCCGGAATGTTGTAACCCGTTTCCCCGGATACAGAAAGCGTCCCTTCTTCGATGAGTGCCACCACGTCGCCCGAAGTAGGATCGAGGTTCGTACTTGAGTTCTGCCCCCATACCTTGTAAGTATATTGTCCGGACTCCGTGAGAAGTACCTTTCCCGTAGTCGGTGCGTCTTCGTTGGTGTAAACGATTAGAGCCGTATATCGCTTGTTATCCGCGTCTACGTTTCCAATAAGGTAATATTTCTCTTTCGAAGCCATTGATTCGAAAAGTACGAGATAATGCGTAAACGCTTCGAAGTCTTTTTTCATCTCCTGAAGCGTCAGGTAAATGATTTGTTCGGCTGAAGAATTGGGGTTGAGATGTATCATGTGAAAAGAAAAAGGGGAGGACTTCCGCCCTCCCCCGTCCTGTTAACCAAAAACCAAACAAAGAGAAATCAAGAGCCGGCGGTGAACGTAACGTTACCTCCAGAAAGAGTCGTCAAGAATGGAGCAGGGATAGCTTCTTCGGCTGTCAATTGGATTTGATACCCGTTGAGGTCGCCTTTCGCCGTACCCGTACCGAACGTACCTCCCGTAGCTTCCGCGCCGGTGGTATGTCCCATAATCATATAGTTATCGTTATTGTCTTGGACGATAACGCACAAGCGAGATTTCAGAAGGTCGTACAATTCGGCGTTATCCGCTGCTACGAGGTTAGGCATTGTCAACTCCAAAACCTGCGAGAAGAATACCGTTCCATTTTCTACGGAAGCCGTTACGGTTTGCTGAAAAGAACCGGTGTTCTTCGTGAGTTCAAAACCATATACCGTGATTGCCGATTCTGCGTCAGAAATCGCACCGTTTGAAACCGCGCCCCAATCCGCCGCGTCAAAGGCTTTCACCCATACGCGTTTGATTCCTCCGATTTTATCTTTACAGGGGAAGGAACGCCCCGATACTGTAATGTTACAAGCCATGTTTAAGAGGAATTAAGGGGAGGGATTT